GATGAGCACCTTTAAGAGCTCAAATTTTACAACGAAACCGTTCAAGTGCCTTGAACGGTTATCCTTAAACATGTTTGCAAGCTGTATGTACTCAAAGAGTTCAAGAGCCACGTTTACCATTTTCTGCCCGATGGTATATTTGTAAAGCCGTGGAAATTTCGATTGATAATCCACGATTGTGTTAACCAGTTGATATGTGTCACGATAAACCTTTAACTCCGATGCTAACATGTTGTCCTTTTATATTTTACAATCTTTTTAATTACCCTTTAAACCTTAAGAGATAAAGAGTTAAAGGGTTAAAGAGTTAGAATGCTGTAACCGGCCTAACCCGAAACTTGCCCGTCGCCTTAGTACTGTACCAGCGAGCGCCGTTACTGAAAGTCAGAGTCCACGCGTACGCAGCCGAGCCCTCGGTAGAGCTCCAGTAGGTAACTCTTGACAACTGCGTAGCTCCGCTGATTTTTTTCAATGCAGCATTTATGGCGTCATACTTTTCGTAGATCATCCCTAACTCTCCTAATGATGGTAACCACCACGAACCGGCAGTCACGCCTCCATTGCTATACGCTGCGCAATATCCCGGTGCATACCCTTCTCCATCTCCAGCGAATGCAACTGAAGCAACAATCTTGCTAGTATTGCTTTGGCCCGCATAATCAACGTCTGCTGTTGTCTTCACCGTTGTTGTTACCGCTCCACCGGAACCGGCAACGGAACTCCAATAAAGTGAAGATTCGTGAGGTGCAATCAGCAAGCGTCTGCCTCCTGACATGATTGCCACACCTACAGCGTCGGTTCTTGATGTAGTCCACTGTTCCCAAGGTACAAGAATCTTATTTTTATTGCTGTCTAAATAAACAATCCAAACTTCGCCTTTGGTAGCGGTGACTGAAGGCGCTACAACGCTTCCCAAACTAGCCTTACTGATCAATACAGGATTGCCGCTCGCATCCACTCCGCAAAGATAAGCAATATCATTTACTTTATCTAGGTCATTCATTAGTATTTTTTCCATATCTTTGTACTTTTAAGGGACGATAAAAGGATAACAAAAAACATAGGTATCTTTACACGCAAAAATGGTTTACGCATACATCAGAGTTAGCACGTCTAAACAGGACGTAGAAAATCAAAGATTTGAAATCGATAGATTTGCCAAAGAAAAAGGTTTAAAGGTTAACACTTGGGTTTCGGAAGTGATTTCGGGAACGGTTTCTACTAAAAATCGTAAACTTGGTTCTCTTCTCAAAAAGATGAAAAGTGGAGATATTCTTATATTGACAGAGGTAAGCCGTCTTGGAAGAAGCCTGCTAGAGGTCCTTACCGTACTAAACCAGTGTGTTCAAAAGAAATATAACCTATATACTGTGAAAGAGAGATACGAACTGGACAATAGTATTTCTTCTCAGATGCTTGCATTTGCGTTTGGATTAATGGCCGAAGTTGAACGTAATCTTATATCTATGAGGACAAAAGAAGCATTGGCACGTAGAAAAGCGGCTGGACAGCGCCTTGGAAGGAAGAAAGGTGGAAAGAATGTAAGATATAAGCTTGATGATAAAGAAAAGTTGATTCGTTCTATGTTAAGCCAAGGATGTAGTAAAGCGTCTATATGCAGAAAGTTGAAATGTAATGCTAAGACTTTGGATAATCAATTGAAAAGAATGAAGGAAAAGGTTGAAATATAAAAAATAATTCTTATCTTTGGAGCGTAGATTATGCCCATTAACAGCCCGTACTAGGTGTTGTTGATGGGCTTTTTTGTGCCCTTCCGTAAAAAATCCCGTCTGACTCTCACGAGCCGGACGAGATTGTGAGCGAGATAGTGTCCTAACTATCCTATTGCAAAGATAAGATTAATTTTATAAAATCAAAAGTAATGGATACGGAAGTTGTAAATGCGGCTCTTCAGACGGGAAGGGGTATTAGTGAATTTGGAATGATGGCTATCACGGCAGGCTTTTTTCTTGTATTATCCGCTTTAATGTGGATTGCTTGCTTTAGGTGGTTTATGAGTATTATTAACGGTATATTATCAGCTCAGGGAGCAAATTGGCAGGAATTAAAAAGACAAATGATTGAAAACAATCACATAATGACACGTATAGCCGAAGGATTACAACCGGAAACACAGTTAAGGGTTAAAACTCTATCTAATCTTCTTTTTGATCTTTCGGTAGAAAAGGTGTGTCGTATTATAAAGAAGATAAGAGAAGAGAATCATATAGTAGATAAGGAGAATACCATTAAGAAGATACGGACTTTGCTAACGAACATACACGAAGATCGTAATAGTAAACTTGATTGCTTTACCTATCATGGCAATAAATTGTCTGATTATACAGATAGGAAATGGATTGATCAGGTGGCAAAGGTGGTAGAGGCTGAAATATACAATGTAGAAGGTCCTAACAATGGGCGTGCCTATACAAACATTGAATCAGTTTATGCTAATATTAGATTAGAATTTTATCACAATTTAAACGAAAGATAATATGGCAAATGTTGAAAAACTGGCACCTCTTATCCTAAAGTGGGAGGGAGGTTTCGTAAATGATCCCGATGACTTGGGAGGTGCGACTAATCGAGGTGTAACTCTTGCAACCTATATGCAGTATTGCCGGAAGAAAGGTTATCCGGTACCAACCGTTGAGAGGTTGAAGAATCTATCTGAACATGAATGGACCGAGATATTAAAGACAATGTATTGGGACAGATGGAAGGCTGACCAGATAGAAAGTCAGTCTGTTGCTAATATTCTGGTAGATTGGGTTTGGGCTTCAGGAAACTACGGCATAAAGATACCTCAACAGCTTCTTAACGTTAAGGTGGACGGCATTGTCGGGCCTAAAACCCTTGAAGCTGTTAACTCACGTAATCCTCGTGAATTGTTTGATCTTATCAAGATTGCACGGTTTGATTTCATCGAGGACATATGTCGAAAGCGCCCTGCTAACAACAAGTTCAAGAGAGGGTGGTTAAATCGAATCAATGATTTCGTATTTGAAATAATATAACGGCAATGTACTATCACAGCGGAAGGCCGTTCAAAAGAGTTTATATGAACCTTATAGTAACACTAATAAAAAGAAAATGTTCATGAATAATCTAAAAGAAATGGTTAAGCTATCAATAATAGGTTTTATAGCCTTGGTTGTGATGGGAATTGTGATGTCGCTTTATTCCTGTGGGAGTCATAAATCTACCACAAGCCAGGAAACATCCATTCTGAGAAAAGATAGTACCGGAATGGCTGTTGATTTTGGATTTACCAGTAAGCAGGATATATCCAACTTCTTGCATTCTACTATGAATCGGAAAATAAACTGGAAGTTGTATGATACCAGTAAGCCGGTTAATCCGGATACAGGTAAATATCCGTTGCTGGCCGAAGGTAATACTGAAGAAGACAATCAGATTGATCAAAATACCAATATCGCATTGTTGAATAGTACTGCATTGAAATCGGATAGCTCATCGTCTTCCTGGAGTCAGGAAAACGATAGGCAGGAACAGGAGAAGCAGAAAGATGAAACAACAGTACCTAAACAGATTTCCGGTGTAATATGGGCGTCGGCTACATTGTTGCTATTGATGATTGCAGCATGGATAATCTATAAAACAAGGAAAGGAGGTTAATATGATTTAACTCATTGATTATTAGAGATGAGTAGAAGCATCTCGCAGTACATTAACAAATACTCTCTTTTAGAGGGCTTAGAGATAAAAGAAAGCCCGTCCCTTGCCACGTCTGGTAAACCACAAGGGACAACAGTCACAATCCAATGCTGTTTTGGGCTTTCAGTCCTCACTAAACAAGCGGGTTGTGACTATTGTTTTTAATAACTTTATGTTTTATAACAGATATGAAAACAAAAGATTTATACCAGACGATAAATGCCATGGTGCGTAAACACACAGGCATTGAAATGCCATCATTGATTTTTAGCAATAAAGAAGAGTGTGTAGATGCTCGATATATCCTCGTTTATTTTCTTGCCCAGTTTCTTACCGATGATGAAATATCGAGGCATACCAACCTTAAAAGACAGTCAATAAATCATATACGCAATAATTTTGAGTGTAAATTACAGAAATGGAGTGTAAAAAACTGTACGAGTGAAATTAGCAAAGAACTCGCAGAGAACTCGCAGATAAGCAATATGTTAGCATAGCCATTATAAGGTTATTTGTATCGCAATGCTATTGCATTGTCTTGTAACATACAAATAACATATTTTTATGGAAGCTGAAGTAAAAGAAGTAATCAAGGAGAAGGAGTATGTACACGGAGATCGTGACTACTACGATTATGACCGCGACCGTTTTGCATCGAAAGGTGTAGCCGGGGCTGGATTAGGTCTAGGTATAGCCGGCACAGCGCTCGGTTTGTGGGCATTGTCTCGTAGAGGTGGTTTCGGTTTTGGTGGCGGTATGCCCGAAAACGTGAACATCAACACTGTAAGCGATGCAATTGCGGGCCGTTCTGCTGCTGCTCCCACTGCTTTTCAGGCATGGGAAAAAGGTTGTTCTGAAGCTCTTGCATTGACTAATGCAATGTGGGGTCTGAAAGTGAACACTCAGGAACAGATGTACGCTCATCGTGATGTTGACATCAACGAGAAATTCCAATTATGGAAATCTCAAGTAGATGCTGACTTTGGTCTGTACAAGTCTCAGATAGACGGTGACTTCGGTCTGTACAAATCACAACGTGATCTTTACGACGTACTGAACGAGCGTTATAGCGCCAAGTTCTGTGACCTTGACAAGAAGGTTGCCGTTCTGGAAGCCACTCGCCCGTATCAAGATCGTTTGATCCAGTGCGAAATCGACAGAGCATTTACTGCCTCTATCAATTACACTGATCGCAAGACTTGCCGCGCCATCTACGGTGTTGTAGGATTGCCGTCTACTCCTACAGTTACAGTTCTGGAGGGTGCAAACCCTTTCGGATGCAACTGTCCAGGTACAGTAACGCCAACTCCAACAGCGTGAAATCTGTAAAGAGCGCAAAGAAACGCAAAAAGCGTTAGTGGTAAGCCCCCTCCGGGGGGTGAACCACTTTCTTTTTTTTTACTAACCACTAACTAACAAGCAATATGAATTTCGGAGATCCACTATTACAACAAAGGGACTTTTCTCTCCCGGAACTTGAAAAAGAGCAGGAGGTAATGCAGCAAAAGATTGCTGACATGAAGAGGACCTATCAGCAACCATCACAACCGGTTACTCCGGTGTGGGACGAGATTGATCGTATCACTTCTTCATTGAGTGATAAAGAATTTGATTTCCTGCAAAACAATCAGGAGTTCCAAGAAAGCAGTATCAATATCCAGCAGATACTTCAGCGCGAATATATGCGCATCATGCGTCCGATTGTAGAGAACAATACTAAGGACGGAAAGGATGCTCTTGATAAGCATCTTACACTTCTGAAACGAATTCAGAAAACCGCCAAGGATGAAGCCAACAAGAAGGAGGCGCTAATGAATGAATATATCATGCAGTACTCTCACTTAACTTGGCAGGAATTTATTGATATGAAGAATGGTAAACAGCCGGTTCCTAAAACTCCTAAAAAATAAATAGTATGGAAGCAAAAGAGAAATTATTAGATTTTAAAGATAAAGCTATTAATTCTTTAGAAACATGGGTCGATGGCCGGATTGATGATTTTGTGACACAGAACCCGAATTTGAAAACGGCTTCTATCTACATGAAGCGTGGAGCCAAAAACTATTTGGCACGTGAGCGAGGGAAGATTGAGAATACAATTGATAATGCTGCATTATTTATTTGTGATGAAGAGGGAAATATTGACGCGGACATGCTATTTAAAGACATGATGACCATGTTCCGAGAAATGGAAGAAACCACGTTTGGCAAGGGATTCTTGCAGGGAACTATTGGAAAAGGCGTGGTTCGCTTTAAATTACCGAATAATCCGGTTTTCAATCTTATGTTCGGCAATACTGGAGCGATAAAGATAACCGAGGCGGATTTCCTTGAATTGAAAGAACTTTTTAACGCATAATTATTATGGATTACAAGAATATGCTAATCGCCGCAAGAAATGCAGGCGTAGCAACAGAAAAGATAATGTGGCAAAGTGTGGATGGCTTAAACGAAATGCTTTGCAAAATGAAAGAGGAACATCCGGAAATGTTCTGGAAGTTCATGCGTGAACAACATGGTATCATGTATGGAAACCATTATGATGAAGGATTTGCCATGCATGATGTGTCTATGATCCGGTATACAGACAGGGCTGGCAAAAAATGCGAAGGCGGATATTGGACGCTTGAACAGATAGAATCGGTAACCAAAGGTATGACTTTCCCCTCGGGGACAACGAAATGGGACAAGTATGTAGCTTTTAACGGATTTTATGCCGATACATGTACAGTTCTCGATGATGAGTTAATCATTAAGACTGCACATAAGTTTTATTTTGCTGATGAGGATGCTCCTCCGGGTAAGATATGGCTGGACATGGAAGCAATGTATGAAGGAAAGTAAGGTTGATATATTGCTGGATCAGGCAGATTTCGCATTTTACTGTGATTTCTGCCTGATATTTAGGATTCTTCAATGGAATGTTTTTTAGAACGTTTTGAGAAGATCCTATATTGGATAATTCCTATTACTGTATTGGTAAGGGTAATATCCATTTGTCTTTAATAAAGCTATATTTGACTCTTTCATTTTTATTTCTTTCCTTTGCAGGGAAGATGGTAGGATTAAATGCAATAAATCTCGCAAAATGCAAATTTCTTGTAGAAGTTTCGCTATTGTTTCGCAAACTTTAATTTTTGAGATATATAGTTGTTTGATTATTAGTGTTGTATGTAAAAACTAATATTAGATTCCGGTTCTGAAGGTCGTGCGTTTGAATCGCACCGGGGTCACACAACAAAAAGGGGGATACCATCACGGTGTCCCCCTTTTTCCCTTTCCAGTTGTAAAGTCAACTCTAATGTCCTACTTCCGTCATTTCTATCGGAAGAGTAGGATATATTCCTTTTAGTCCCTCTAGTTCTGTACCGGTAGCGTAAATAAATACGCATCTGTTTACAGCGGGAATCTGTATTTCTTTTACTTGTTCTTTCCATCTGCGTTTTACGTAAATGGTAGGGAGATAAGTTATCATGCCTTTATTTTCCAAAGTTTCTTTGGTTTTTCTTTCTTTTCGGGGCAATGTCAGTACAATGTACCAGTTTCGCGTTTCGTTAAGGCGGCTTTTAATGTCTTGGAGTATCATAATCAATTTTGATTGGCGTAATGATAAAATTGAAGGTATTGAAGAATTGTGGTTTATTGTCAACAACCATGGGAAGTGGTGAAACTTCCAGCCGTATGCTCTAATATTTCTTTTGGATTTTCATACCATTTAGAGTTTACACAGCAATTTTTGTCTGTGTATTGAGCTTGTATAGTGGCAGGTAAAGCCAAAAACAATAAAATCAAGAAGCAATTCTGTCTTTTGTACTTTTTATAATCATTGTATATCCATAATAGAATTGTCAAGATACAAACAGGAATCGCTATCAGAATAAGAATCAGTAGAGTCATGGTAATTTGATTATTTATTGTTTATATCATTCTGCGACAAAAGTATCACAATTTATTTGATAAAACAAGTGAATTGTGAATAAATAGGTATTACAGGACAGATAAATTTTTATTTCACTTCCTCTAGGTTTGGATAATAAATCGTACCTTCATGGAAATGGAAAAGACTACTATATACATCGGTGAAGTTATAAAAAATGTCATGGTTGAAAAACTGGTGACAAAGGCTGAACTTGCAAGGAGACTGCAAGTTAAGCCTCAGAGTGTTGACTATATGTTGACACGAAAAAGTATTGATACAGATACTTTATATAATGTTTCAAAAGCTTTGGATTATGATTTTGCCCTGCTCTATTCTATCGATAAAGAACAGATGAATTATGATAGGGAAAATGAAGCTTATAAACTCTCTACTGCCAAGATTTTGATAGAACTTGAGTTAAAACCTGATGAAATAATAAAGTTAAATTTAAGGAAAAAAATCAGTGAACTATTGAGATAAAATATTTTCTTTTCCATAAATAGTAAAGCGTCCGATTTCTTTATTCGAACGCTTTACGTAAGTTCTCCCAATTGTCGCAAAAATCCTGCATGGACGGGAATAATACATTTGCTCCGGCATCTAGTAAGACCTGTCCGTCAATGGGACCTGTGTTGACAGCTACTGTAAATATACCTGCTGCTGCACCGGCTTGTACGCCCATAGGCGCATTTTCTACTACGATAGCTTCATTGGGGGCTAATCCTCCTTTTTGTAAAGCCATCAGGTAAGGTTCCGGGTGTGGTTTCCCATATTTTACATCGAAGGCGGTTACCATCAGTTCGCGACGGAACATGCCGGGGAAGTTATGCGACAGGCGGTCTAATAGTGAGTGTTGTCCGGAACCAGTGACTACCATCGGTATCAGTCCGTCCGACTTTATTTTCTGTAGTACTTCCCATGCGCCGGGCATAGGTTCCGGTTCGGGGTTACTGTTGAATTCTGCACTCTTTTCTGCATAAATGCTCTGTATCATTTCGGGAGTGGCATCTTTTCCATATTGCCGTTGATAGACGATATTGATAGTAGCAGCTCCGGTTCGTCCTTCATGCAGATAAGCTTCTTCACGGCTCAGGTGCAATCCATGGCGTTCCATTACCTTGTGCCAGGCATCGGCATGGTAAGGCATGGAATTGAATAATACGCCGTCCATATCGAAAAGGACGGATTTCAATTGAATTCTGGAGTACCCGCTGGACTGAAGATAGCGGGAAATGGCTTCTTGAAACAT